GACGGCAACGGGCAGCAGAGCAACCCGACAGCTACGGAGGGCAAGAAGAACCTGTTCCGGTTGCGGGGCAACTCGGTGGGCGCGAAACTTGCCTGTGCGAAATGTGACTTTTCCGACTCCTCCATGACGACCAACACGGGCGGTGCGAAGTTCATTCATGACGGCATGAAGGAAATGGGAATCCTGACCCCTGCCCAACAGTATGCCGCCGACCATGCAGATACGTGCAAGGAAGATATACGCTCGGCCATTGACGGCTTGCCCTGTGACCTGTTTGTGGCCAAGAGCGTGGATGAGGACCTGACCTATTACGGCCAGTACAACATGAACAACGAGAAGAGCGACAGCTACCCGATATTCGGTCAGGACAAGACTATCGGCGGCGAGCAATGGGGAACCGGCGACACCCTGAACTACCTGCAGGCGAACGGCGACCAGCCGAAGGAATACCTGCCCATCTGCATCGAGACGCTGAACAACTCGAATGACCTGTGCCTGTTCCGCTGGCTGCCGTCCACGGAGCCCGACCATACGGACTTCATGGATTTCAACTTTGACGGCGGTTTCGAATTCAACCACCCGAAAGACGTGTTCTGGAACGACGGCGGTGGGGATGCCGAGGAAGAACCGAACATCAAGGAACATCTGGGCACCGGTGACAAGTATGACAAGATGTACAAGGCCCTGGACCGCATGATGAGCTTCCTTTACAGATGTGTGAAGGAAACGCCTGCAGGCAAGGGCATGACCTATAACAAGGAGTCGCACACATTTGACGGGGTGGACTATGAGGATGACGGAAACAAGTTCCCGACCGCCAAGTGGGCAAGCCCGACCTTCAGGAAGGAAGCCGGGAAGTATTTCAACCTGCCCAACCTGGCTGCCTACTACCTGTATGTACAGTTCAACCTGGGCGTGGACCAGCTGGCAAAAAACATGCTGGTGCGGACGTGGGACGGCGTGATGTGGTGGATAACCTATTACGATGGTGACTGCCAGCTGGGTTCGGACAACAAGTCGTTCCTGACCGGGAAGTATGACGACAACCGGCAGACGAAGCGCGACGGGGCCTATGTGATGCAGGGGCACAACAGCTGGCTGTGGAACCTGATACTGGGCAACATGGGCAATCTGCTGGAGGAGGTGATGACCAAGGGCGTGAACGGCGGAACCAGCTTCATGAGTGCCTTCAGTATCCAGAAAGCCATTGACCACTTCGATACCGAGCAGATGAAGAAGTGGTGCTCGCGCCTGTATAACAAGTCCGGCATATTCAAGTATGTGTATCCGTTCCTGAACGAAATGCCGGTGGGTGCGGACGGCGCGAAACAGACCTATCCGCAGATCTACGGTCTGAAGGGTTCGTTGAAAGCGCACCGGAACTACTTCATCCAGCGCCGGTACGATCTTAAGCAGGTAGAATATGGCTATGTATCCACCTTGGGCGCGCAGTTCTACCAGTCCACTGCCTCGCTGGACAAGGCTTATAAGCTGAAACCGATGCAGTACCGGCTGACCATCCCGTACCGTGTGCAGTTATCTACCAGCAATGGCGTACAGGCCGACAGCGGTGTGGTGGATGCGGACGTGCTCCACTCCCTGCAGCTGACCCGTGCCTTCGGTGAGAACGACCCGCTGAAGATAGTGGGTGCGGCCAAAATCAAGGAACTGGTGTGGCATGAGGATGCGTTCGCCATCGGCTTCAACTTCGGTCTGCTGACCTCGTTGGTCAAACTGGACATGAGCGTGGAGAAAGCCAGCGGTTACCGGAACGGCTCGTTCATGGCTTCGACCAACGGGATGCTGCTGCTGGAAGAAGTGAATATGCGGAATAACCTGCTGGCCCGGAACGGGGACAACGGAAACGTGGCCACCTTGGACCTGAGCTGGCAGGGGCGACTGAAGAAACTGGACGTGAGAGGTACGGGGCTGACCCGCGTGAAGCTGGCCACCGGTGCGCCCGTTGTGCAGTTATGCCTGCCGGACACGATTGAGGAACTGTTCCTGGAGTATCTGACCAAGCTGCAGGACAGCGGCCTGGTGCTGGAAGGCATCAACAACGTGCGGGGCTACCGCTATACCAACTGCCCCGGCATCGACGGATTTGCCATGCTGGAACGCCTGCATCAGGCCAAACTGAACGGCAGCGGCAAGCTGGAGCGCTTTGTGCTGGAGATAGACCGGGAAGACGACGGAAGCCTGCTGAAGAAGTATTTTGACTACGGAACGTACACGCAGACGGGTGCGGTGGATGACCGCCACTCGGGCCTTCGCGGTAAGCTGACCCTGACGAAGTATCTGGCCGATGAGGAACTGGAGAAGTATGCCGCCCGTTATCCGGAACTGACCATCAAGCAGCCGCCCTATACGATGATTGAGTTTGACGACAGTGTGGCCGACGATGCCAATGTTTCGAACCTGGACAACAAGACGGGGTACAAATTCGGCAATACGTACAAAATGAGCGGGCATGTGAATGCCATCCTGTCCAAGCGCCACCGCGTATTGGCCAAGGTGACCAAGATGCCTACGAGCCGGAAGGTGGAGATGGCCGGGCAGCAGGTGGAAGTGAACAACCCGGACGGGGAGATGACCTATTTCCCCCTGCATGACGAAAGCTCGAACTTCTATGCCGATGCGGAGGATATGAACGACTGCACGGTGGCGAAGCTGGACGGCAGCGAGGGAGACTGGATGATGTATGAGCCGTTCTACTGGAGCAAGGGTATCAACGATTATCTGAACAACAAGAAGTACGCCTGCTATAGCAGTTATCCGGAGGACGAAATGCCCCCTGTTCCGGAGGCGACAGTGCTGACACTGGATACCATTAAGGAAACGCAGGGCGGCTGGCTGGGTGAACGCAAAATTATGACCGGGAAGCCTACGTTGATGGAATCCTATACGACTGACAAGACCTATTCGGTATGTAAGGTGGACGTAGCCGGCTACAAGCGCGTGCGCTTCCCGAGCGTTCCAGGAACGGGGCTTATCGGCAGTGTGTTTGTGGATGATGCAGGAAACATCCTGAAGAGCATCGTGGTGCCGACCATCGGCTTGAAATTTGAAGCCGGCATGTATCTGATAGCAGACGTTCCGGAGCGTGCGACGGCTCTGCATTTCTCCATTCTGAACACGGCAGAGTTTGACTGCGTGGTGCTGAGCAACAGCGACAAGATAGAGGACATGGAACCGGATTGGGTGGCCAATGAGGAACATCTGTGTGCCGTTGTGGGCAGTTCGGTGGTGGGCAGCAAGCTGCGTGCCTGCATAACCGGAGCTTCGACCACGGCAAGCATGACCTGGACGGACTTCCACTATTACAGTCAGCAGCGGGGTATGCAGCAGATAGATGCGCTGATGCACAGCCGCATTGCGAATCTGAGCTATGCCCGTTACGGGAGAAGGGATATGCAGGAACAGTGCGGTGCCGGACAGCATACCTACAACCGCACAACAGGTGGAACGGCCGACCATGGAATGACAGATACCATCGGCTACGATGAAGCGTATGCCATCAACAACAAAATCACGAATTCGCTGGTTGACGGCCTGGTGCACCAATACGCCTGGTATAAGAGCCTGGACGAATACGGACAGGCAACCGTTGTGCAGGTGAATAATATCTGCTGCCTGGGCTACGAGGACATCTACGGCAACAAGTATGATATGATGGACGGCGTGGATCTGCCGAACGACAGCGGCAACGTGGGCAAATGGCGCATCTGGATGCCGGACGGCAGTATCCGTATGGTACAGGGCAAGAAGGACAGCGGTCAGTGGATTACAGGCGTGGCGCACGGCAAGTATATGGACCTGGTTCCGGTAGGTAATCTGAACGGATCATCTTCTACTTACTATACCGACATGTACTGGATAAGCACCGCCACAGTCCGTGTGGTCTATCGCGGGCACAGCAATGCGAATGCGTATGGCGGTGTATCGTATGCGGCGCCAAAGCGTGGAGCGAAGCGACCAAAACGGAAGAACGGGATTCGGATGGTTTTCGAACACCGTTTAAAAAGTATTCAAATACCGGCGGAGCCGGTCGAAAAAAGTAAAAAATCAAGGTATATGAAAAAGATTATCACATTTCTTAAAACGAGTAACCGCTACAAACATCTTGTGGGCGGTTTGATGGTAGGCCTGCTTGGCTTTACCCCCTGGACGGCGATCTATGCTACCGTGGTGGCCGCCTGCTGTCTTGAATTGAAGGATGCCCTTCGGGGTGGTTTATGGGACTGGATTGATTGGGGACTCACTGTGGTGGGCGGTATTATGTCCGCCCTATTTTGGATATTAATTTAGTTCGTCAGTTCATTTTGCCCGTTAAATCAATAACTTTGCAGCCGGTGGAGTTTCCCAATAGTCCGTGTGGTCTATCGCGGGCACAACAATGCGAATGCAAATGGCGGTGTATCGAATGCGAATGCGAACAACGATGCTTCGAATGCGAATGCGAATGTCGGCTCGCGTCTGGAAATCTAACAAACCGGCGTACAACAATGGGGACGTGTCCCCAAGGTGGTGCCGGGGGAAGCAAGCCACAGCAACAGCACTTTAATGGTGGAAAGCTGAAAAATCACGCGTCGGGTGGAGTTTGGTAGGTCACTTGTGATTCGAAGAAGTCGGACCCGGGGAAAGGAAGGCCTTATCTTCCATATTTATTAACCGACAGCAGAACTTTATGCGCAGGGAAGGATATATCATCGAGGAAATCATCGAATACTCCAACATGTCGGAGGCATTCGATGCGGTACTTCGCGGAACCGGACGTAAGAGGTCGAGGCAGGGACGACACCTGCTTGCCCGCAGGGAGGAGATTATCGCCGAACTGACGGCTGCCATTGCGGACGGCTCATTCCGGCTGGGCGGCTACCATGAGAGGGAAATCGAAGAATACGGTAAAAAACGTATTTTGCAGATCCTGTCCATGAAAGACCGCATCGCTGTGTTTGCCATCATGAATGTGGTGGACCGCCACCTGCAAAAACGTTACATCCGGACAACCGGAGCAAGTATCAAAAGGCGTGGCACACATGACCTGATGAATCGCATACGTACCGATCTGCAAAAAGACCCGGAAGGCACGTTATATGCTTACAAGTTTGATATCTGTAGGTTCTACGACAATGTGCGGCAGGACTTCGTGATGTGGTGTTTCCGCAGGGTGTTCAAGGACGAAAGGCTGCTGGTTTTGCTGGAGCGTTTTGTAACGCTGTTGCCTGAAGGTATCAGCTTCGGGCTGCGCAGCTCACAAGGAGCAGGAAATCTGCTTCTGTCTGTATTTTTAGACCACTATCTGAAGGATAAGTACGGGATTCGTTATTACTATCGCTATTGTGATGACGGACTGGTACTCGGTAAATCGAAAGCGGAATTGTGGAAGATTCGTGATGTTATTCACGGGCAAATGGAAAAAATAGACTTGGAAATCAAGCCTAATGAACGGGTGTTTCCTGTAGAGG